TTACCATCTTCATCATACATATCATCTCTTACATCTTCGAGTTCTGCTCCTGATCCACCACCACTTTGACCATCACCACCTTCCAGATCTAATTCTGCTTGTTGTTCTGTTTTCTCTTCTTCTTTTCTTTTCTCAATTTCGTCTAGGCAATATTCATAAATTAACTTAGATACTTCTAATACATCTTGGAATGTTTCACATGCTGCAACACGATCTACAAGTGTCTTCTCATAGTCTGTGAATGAGATTCTGTAGTGTGATCCAATCTTAAAGAATAGGTTGATACGATCAGCAAGAGTTAACTTAGAAATATCTTTTTTCTTTACATCAAAGAAATCTTGATCATGTAACTCTGTATATCCTTTGAAGAAAGTCTTTGTAATACCATCATAACGACGTTTCATTAACTTCTCAATACGAGCATCTTCTACAACATTAACAACACTTGGATTGATCTTATATTCTTTATACCACTCTTCATTTGGAGTATAGAGTGCATGTCCTACCTCATGACTTACCAACATATCAACAACATCTTCTGTTGTGTTTTCCCACATAGGTAAAGTCAATACTCGACTTACAATATTGAATGATGCAGTCTCAACTTTCTTGTGCTCTACAACAAGGTCTTCTGTAGCAAGTAGTTTTGCTAGTTGTGATTTGATTTCGTATTGAATAGTCATCTGGATTTGTATCTGATATACCTATCATAACAACGAAACCGCCCCTTGGGACGGTTGAGTAGACACTTTAACAACTGTCCACGACGTTTTCTTGCTTGCCTTAAAGCTTGTGGTTTTAACGTTCGTTTCTTTTCTTTTTTAGAGTGGTGTTGCCAGTTAGGTGTGTTCATTCCTTTACTATTTTAGAAAATCCTTTCACTTTATCAAACTGAATTACATTTTCAAATTTATCATTCAATTCAGATTTATGAGATATTACAAAAATGTTTGCTCCCTTTATTATATATCGAATGATCTTTAAAAATTCATCAGTTCCAAATCCGTCAAGAGATGAATCAAATACCTCATCCATAATTAGCAGATTTGTATTTACGGAATTCTTGACTCTTGCAACTTCTCTCCAAGTGAATAGCAGTGCTAGATCAATTCTCATCTTTTCACCTTCACTGAAAGATGCATATGAAAAATCTTCATGTATCGGAGATTTTACAGTCTCCCTAAACTCCTCATCTAAAGTAAAATTGATATAAAAATCCATCAACTGAAGATATCTATTTACCTGTTGATTGATAAAAGGTAGATACTTTTTGATTATTTTAGTTTTAACACCATCGTCTTTGAGTAAGGAATATGCAAAGTCGTGATGGTTTATATCTTCTCTATGAGATGATAGGTCTTCTATTGTGTTTTTAAGATTATCTTTAAACTCTTTTAGTTTTTCATTTTCAGTATTTCTGTTTTTAAATTGCTCGGTAGTAACTTGAATTTCTGATTCAAGATCTCTGATTTGTCTCTGATTAAAAGAGATGTGAGTGTTATTTTTAGAAATGTCATTATTGAGTTTAGTAATCTCCTTTGATAATTTTTGAAACTGACGTTCTCGGTCTTGCTCTTTTTTGATAGTCTCTTCAAGGTCTTTATAACCCTTCTTGAGTTCCTTGGCTTTAGTTTGAACGTCAGTAATTCTATTTAATCGAAACTCTTCTTCTATTGGTTGAGTACATGTAGGGCATGATACATTATCTTTAAAGAACTTATGCTCTTTAGTAAGTGTTGTTACTTTATTGGATAATTTACCCTTCAGATTGTTAAGTTTTAGTAATTTTTTTCCTGCACCTGTGACCTTTTCCTGATCCTCTATAAGACCAGTTACCTCAAGTTCTAAATTCTCATTGGTTGAAACGTAGTTATCAGTTTCAGTAATTAAACTATTAATTTTGTCTTTACTCATTGTAATATCATTCTTACCTCTCTCCTCCAATTCTTTGATAAAATTCTTTTGCATTGTCATTTTATCTTTCAAATTATCTTTTTTTAGATCAAGAGATCTAACCTTTTCCTTTTTTTCTCTAATTTGATCTTTGATTAGATGATTCATCGCAGAAAAAATACGTATATCTAATAAATCCTCAATCACTTCTCTTCGATTTGATCCACTTAATTGCATAAATGGAACAAATGTACTACTACCAAGTATTACAATTTGTGTAAAAGACTTATAGTTTACTTTTAATATACTTTCTTCTAATATTTTTTGATTGGATCTATCATCTGCCTGTCGATGCATTAGATTACCATTAATTTCAATATCAAATATGTTTGGTTTCATTCCCCTACGAACAATATAATCTCGATTATTCACAGAAAATTCCAACTCTACAAGACAATCTCTTTCATTTGCAGTATTCATTAACTGTGATTTATTAATTTTCCTAAACGGTTTATTAAATAAGGCGAATGTCAAGGCATCCAACATCGTAGATTTACCAGAACCGTTTGTACCAATTATTAAATTTGTATTTTTTTCTAAGAAATTTATTTCATTCCAATGGTCACCAGTTGAAAGGAAATTTTTCCATTTTATAGTCTTAAAAGTTATCATTTTTTAGGTGGAACAATAATATCGTTAGGTGTAATTACAGCATACTTGTAATTATTAAGTTTGCAAGTTTTTAATGCAAGATCGTCATCAATTTCAACAACAACCATTTCTTTATTTTCGTCTTCCTCTAACATCATAGCATACCTTGTAGCATCATCTTCCTCCTCAAATAAAAATAAAACAAGATTCCCATATTGATCATCAACAGCAAAAACTCCCTCTTGTTTTTTATTTTTAAGTGTAAGAAGAAACATTATTCTACCTCGCAAGCTTGCCGATAAAGATCTTGGAAAATATTTTTTATAGTATTTTTATCAAACTCAATGTCGGATTCATCAATGTAACGATTTAATATTGAAATCGTACTTTCTTCCTCCTCTATCTCAAAATTTTCACTTTCTTCAAGAACAAAATTTTCAATTATTTTTAAGTCTTGAATACCACATGAGTAAAGTTTGTCTATAAATTTTTCAAAGTTTTTAGGATCAGATTTTTTACGAACAATTAATTTAACAATTTTATTTTTATATTCAGTCGTATTAAATAATTTATAATTAGTATTATCATAATATACATTATAGAATAATTTATAAGGATTGTTAACTGGAGTATGTGTGAGGTCATCCGTATCAAAAATATGAAACCCTCTTGTATCATTTACATCATTCCAATACATTTCATATGGATTACCTAAGTAATGTATTTTTCCATTAGTTGATCTGGTATGAAAATGTCCAGAATAAACAGAATCAAACTTATCAAAGATATTAACATCCATTCCATTTTCCATCATATGACCACGAGTTGCTCTAAATCCATTTAATTCAAGATGTCCCATTGCAACTTTACTTTGAGATGATTTGATAAGATCTAATGAATTATCATAGTTTTCAGAATTAATCCATGGTAGAAGTAATATATCCAATCCATCTACATTAATTTCAGTGGCTTTTGAAAATGTGGATATGTTTGAATAATCATTTAACAAAAGTTCTGGTGAGTTTACATAATTGGTATTTTTATAATAACAATCATGATTACCAGTAATTGCATACACTTTATATTTTCTCATTGGTTCAAAGACAACCTTCTTTGACCACTCTAAACTCTGATAATCGATTGATTTACGACTATCAAATATATCTCCCATATGAATTATGGTATCTATACCCTCCTTTTCCAAAGTAGGAAAAAATACATTATCATAGAATAACTGAAAATAATCATGAAGATGGGTGGATCCCTTACGTGCACCGTAATGAGTATCTGTTATTATGGCAACTTTCATCTATTATTATTTCGATACTGAATATTATCTTTAATAGTATTGAAATCAGAACTAGTTCCTGACATCGCATTATCATCAACTGCCATAACTTCATCAAATCCACTTCTTTCAATTATCTTTGTTTTGATATCAAGTTGTTTCTTTTCTTTCTGGATACGTCTAAGAAATGCATAATGTATAACCTGTGTAAAATAAGCAAAAGGATTCTTGGATTTCTCAGGATCAAAGTTATGTATATATTGAACACAGTTCTCAATACCATCAGATATCATATCCTCACGAAACATGTAATTAACAAAGTTCGGTTTATACGACAAATGTGTTGCTATTTTTAAGAAACATGATCCAAGATAGTTTGATATAGGGGGTTTACCCTCCCATGGACCTGACTTTGGTGCGTCTATACCATGCTTTTTGAGATATGCTGCTCTAGCTACCAATGCCTTTCCTCTATAAACAGTTATAGCCTGAAGTAATTCTTTGTTATTTACATAATGTTCTGATTTTTTTCTAGGCATAATGTTTTATTTTTCTCATATTAATATTATACCACACTTTACATACTTGACAAGTCATGTAAATATGTGTACAATA